ATTTGACCTCTACAATGTCGACAACCGCCGCGACATGCTTGAGGGCCTTCAGATCATGGAGGCCGCAGCACTGAGCGAACTCAGCAAGAAGAGCTCCGATGGCTAAGACGGTAAGCGACGTCTTTTTAAGGCTCAAGGTCGACGGCAAGGATGCGCTTGAGAAATTAAAAGGGTCTTTTCGTGGTTTCGAGAAGACGCTAGGTGTAACTGATACTGCTTTAGAGCAAATCCGTTCTGAGCTGGTTGCATACAACCGCGAAGGTGGCGCCAGCGTTGCGGTACTTAAATCACAGATCAGTGCATTAGGCGATTTACAGAAACAAGCGACCATTGGAGGCCAGGTATTTAGGCGCCTCAGCAGGGATGTTGAGGCCTTTGAACGGCGGCTGCAACAGGCTGAAGCTCAGGCTAATGCTACTGAAAGAGCAGTATCTTTCCGAGCAGCACAGGGTCGCTTTGTCTCGCGAACTCCAGGTGGTCTGTTTGGCAAAGTTGCCCAGCTGCAGCAAGCCGCGCAAGCGGAGCGGTTTATTGAAGGGAAAGCGATAAACCCTCAGTACATTGAAGAGCAAGGCCAATTAAAAGTACTACTTGAAGCGCAAGCTCGTATCGAAGCCAGGTTACAGAACGCTATCAATGCGACTACCAGGGCAAAAATTGACAACAATGTCGAGTCTCGTACTGCCGCACAAATAACAGAAGAGTACTCAAGAGGCATAAGTACTAGCGCTAATACGACAGCTCAGCTTGCTCAGCGTGTACGCGAACTACGCAGCGACTTACGAGATCTGACGGCTGGGTCACGTGAATACGGCCAGGTTCTTGCGCAGATCAATCGACTTGAAGGTGAGATTGCCGATCCGTTTGGCACTGCTGCCCGCAAGGCGCAAATCCGTGGCCGTCTTGGCACGCAAGAGCAGTTTGGGATGTACGCCGGAACTGATCCGGTTGCAAAGTCCATACGGCGCAACCGCGAGAAGCAGGCACGGCAAGCAGGCCCGCGCCAAGTTCCCACCCAAGTAAGAGAAATCAGCGGCTTATACCAGCAGATTGGTGATATCGGAATGGCCCGGACTAGGGGCTACATCGACGCTATGGGTAGATCGTATAAACAGGTCGCCGCCGACATCCGTACCGCGACCGCCGCATCAAATGGCAGTATCAACAGTTTAAATAGTCAGCGGTCCGCATGGACCACGTTGCGAAATAGCTTAAATCCGGCGTCAGTAGCGTATAGAGAGGTTGGTAATGAGATTGACAAAGTAGACAGAAAACTGGCTCGCCTTAACAAAGGCGGCCGCATGGGGCGTGTTGGTCGGAATCTTGCTGCCGGTGCAGGCGGTATGTTATCCGGCGGCATATTTGGCGGACCTGAAGGAGCTATTGGCGGCTTGGCGGGCGGCCTTATAGGTGGAGCTCCTGGTGCCATTGCTGGCGCCGCTATAGGTGCGCAAGTTTCACAATTACGTCAACAGGCAAGCGGTGTTGCTGAGTTCAACGCTGAACTGACTCTTGCCAAAAAGACTCTGGCTCAAGCGTCAACAGGTGTAGACGATTACAACCGTCTTATTGGACTGGCTCGTCAAGTCAGCTCTGATTACGCGGTTTCACTGAAACCCGCTGTGTCAGGTCTGGCCCAGATCGCAACAGCTGCAAGAGCTAATAATTTAAGTTTTGAACAGACTGAGGCAATCTATAGAGGCCTGATTGCGTCAAACGTAGCTTTCGGTAAGAGCCAAGAAGATCTTGACGCAATTATCAGGGCAACTGTTCAGGTCCTATCAAAGGGCAAAGTGAGTGCTGAAGAACTTTCTGGCCAGATCGGCGAACGTCTGCCCGGCGCAGTGGCCAAGTTCGCAGCGGCAAACAATATGTCGCTACCGCAGTTAACAGAAGCTTTTAAAAAAGGCGAAGTAACAATTGCACAGTTTGTGCGATTTGCCCGCGCCCAAGGCGATGAGTACGGCAAGGTTGCCGAAAAGATTGCTGAAGGGCCTGAAAAAGCCGGTCTACGCCTTCAGATAGCTCTTGAAAATTCGGCTGAAATTTTCGGTGGTTTCTTTGCAAAAGTTGGAGCAGGATCTCAAGACTTCTTTACGTCTATTGTAAAATTATTCAATAATCTTGCCCCGTACATTAAGCAATTTGTCACTAATTTTGTAAACGGAGCAATCATTGTCTCCGAAACAGCACGGCGCATAATCTTTGGTGTATACCAATTTGCGCAGAAAGCCGTATCGCTTCTTGAGCAGATAAGCCCTATATTTAAAATAATGACATCCGCCTTAAAACTAGGTGCCGCTAATCTACAGAATTTCCTAAAACTAGCTCCTGGGGCGGCGTCAGCGTACGCAAAGTTTGCTGGAATAAAAACCTACACCGTAGACGAGCTGTTTCCTAAGGGTGACCCTACTGATTTTGGGGGAGGCGGAGGGGGCGTGACCCCTCCAGGTGACGGCACCGGCGATAAGGACAAAAACGGCAAAAAAGCTGCCAATGAATTGGCCCGCCGGATTGAGGCAGCGCGCGAAATGGTCCGCGGCCTCAAAGATGCACTGGAAATTAGTAAACAACAGCGCCCACTTGACGAATTTTTGGCCAAGCAGGCTAAAGACCGCAGCGACTTTGAGGCACGGTTTGCCAAGTTACGCGGCGATCGCATGAACGCGGTAATCGAAGAGGCCTACGCGGATGCCCAGTCCTTACTGACTACTAAACAAAAAGCCGATTTAGAAAAATTCATCTTTGACAAGATGAAGGGTATTGGCAATTTAAAAATTGAGCAGATGCGGCTTGAGCAAGACCTCAACCGTGAACTTGAAGATCGCAAATACGAATTGGGACTAATAAATGAAGAAGAATATAACCGTGTAAAGATTTTGCGTGAACGCAAGCGCCTTGAAGAGGCGTATCCAGGCGAAAGCTTTGCCGGTAAACGTGCGGAAGCCGCGGATTTGTACCGCCGCGAAGTCGACCCCACTTTCAAAGAGGGAGCCGAGACCGAAGTGGCACGCATGGAGCGTGACCTGGAGAAGATGACCAAACCCCTTGAGCAGCTCAAGGGCGCCGCAATGGCGTTTGGCGAAAGCATCAGCCAAGCCTTCAGCAACATCGTCACCGGCTCCCAGACCGCTCAACAGGCCATGGCTCAGTTCCTTAAGAACCTGGGTCAGTACTTCGTTGAGTACGCCGCCAAGGTCATCACCCAGATGATCGCCATCGCCACTATTCAGGCGGTAATCAAGGCGCTGGGTGGTCCGAGCACAAGCGGTGGCGGCGCAGGAGCGTCGAGCACTCCAGATATTTCAGGTTTCAGCTCCTACGACATCAGCAACACGCCCACCTTGTCTTCGTTCGGAAACGCCCAGGGCAACGCCTTCAGCAAGGGCCTCAAGCGCTACGCCATGGGCGGCGTGGTCAACAAGCCGACCATGTTCACCTATGCCGAGGGCGGCGCCGGTCGCTTTGGCCTGATGGGCGAGGCTGGCCCGGAAGCCATTATCCCCCTCAAGCGTGGCAACGACGGCCGTTTGGGCGTCTCGGCCTACTTTGCTGACGCCAACGCCGCAATGGCCAAGGGCGCTGCTAATCGCAGCTCCTCTGCAGCCTTTGAGGAGAACGCCGATGTCCTGGCAATGAGCACCAGCTACGTCCGGGAGCGCAACCAAGAGCGCGAGCGCCAGACCATGCTTACGGGTGCCGGCGGCTCAATGTTGATCCAGACTCAGGTGATCAATAACGTCGAATACGCGACGATGGACCAGGTCGCTCAGGCCACTGCCGCCAGCGCCAAACAGGCCCGCGCTCAAGTCTTTGCCGACATGCGCAACAAGCCTTCCACTCGTTCCTCCTTGGGTATGCGCTGATGACGATTGCCATCGGGACATACATCCGCCTTCTGAACGCCAACGGAAGCGACACCGGCTACCGCTTCCAGAACTTCTTCAAGGGCGATACGCGCACCTATAACGGCCAGACCTACACCTTTTCAGGCTTTGGCTTTAGCGGTGGCACGCTTGATCTTGAAGGCGGCAACATCAGTGCCAGCCTTGTCGTCGCCTTGAACCAGTTGAGCCTTGCCGTCTATACGCAAGCGGTCAATGACAGGTGGCTTGTCAAACTTCGCACCGTGTGGCTCGACCCGGACACGCTTGCCGAAAGCTCGACCTACAGCGAAGAGCTTTACGCAGTGACCGGTCTTGAACATGACAGCTCCAGGCTCTCAGTACGATTAGGTAGCCCCCTTGATGCGGTCCGTGAAAACGCCCCGCGGCGTTCATTGA